ATAATCAAAGCAGTTCCGAGTATTGTGGAGCTTAAATTTGGGTGCGAGTATTTAGAAAATGAAATTCCTTATACTTACTTAAATACTATTTATTCTTGGTGTGAAAAAAGACCAATAGAAACAGACGGTAATATAAACGAAGAAGATATTGAAATCCTCGGAAGACCTATTTTATTAGAAGATGTGCTTATTGCTTTAGAAGGTGAGTTGTCTGGTGATTATCAACTAGAGGGAAACTATTTAACTTTTTATAAAGACGAGTCTGATGAGCCAGAAATAGAATGGTCTTGGAAATTAAATACCCCCCTACACTTACAAGGCGAGGAAACAATAAGTGAGCTTAATAAGTTAATCGAGTAGTGTATGAAAGACGATAAATTAATAAAAGATGATAGTTATTTAGGACAATCAAGCAGTATGTCAAATCCAACAACAAAATCAAACTGCTGTAATGCAGAAATGAAAGTAATAACTGATACTGATTTAGGTAGAGCAGGGACTTCTCATTATGAGTGCGAAGCTTGCGGTAAGCCTTGCGACCCTAAACCAATAACAGATAACTTAGAGGGGTGGGAGAAATTTACAATGAAAATACCTTCAAAAAGAGATGGTAAAGAGGTTGGATTTACTTTAGAGCAGTTATTTAATGACCTTGAACTTGGAAATGCTGTCGCAGAAGATTTACAACTTCCTTATGAAAAAAGATTGGAAGCGTTTAACTGGTTAAAAAGTAATGTTAAACAATTCATCTCCGACCTCCGCAAGAAAGACGGTGAAGGTTTGATTGAAATGTTTAATAAAGATATTAGTAGTGATGGTTTTTTTAACCTTAACCAAGTTAAATTTATAATTGATAAATTTTATGCCAAAAACAAATAACTGGAAAGAATATGACGAAATGGTGGGGGAATATGGATTTTTTGGACTTCCTTTTAAGAAATATTGTGAAATCTATTACAAAGAGAATATGCTATATAAAATAAAATTAAGAATATTTTTTCTTCTAGCTAGTATTAAAATAGAATGGATTAGCGACTTGCGTTATACTCTTAAATATTTTAATGAAGTTTGGGAAAAAGAATGGACAGTTTAATCTTTAACTAATATGAACCCACAAGACATAATAGAAATAACATTTACAAAAAAGGCAATAGGATTTGGATTTACGGCTAATTTTTACTGGGAAAATATCTGTATATATTTACCATTTGTTTCTATTGTTTACAATTATAGCCAACAAAAACTTAAAGACAATAAATATGTTGATATTAAAATAATAACTAATAAACTAATATGATCCTACAGTGTCCCTCCTGTAAAAAGATATTTAAACGAGATATGCGTTTAAAGTATAATAAAGAGTTATTAACCAAAAGGGGCTATAAAAGCTCTTGTAAGGAGACGGGAGAAAATCATTATTGTAAAATTATTAAATAATAAACATATGAACCAAAACACACACAACAAAATTAATCAAAAGCTTGATAGGATTTTAGAGCTATTGGGCGATGGGCAAGTATTAAAGCCCCTAGCGTTAGAAGACAATAATTTTCGTGTTTCTTCTGTCGGTTGGCACAAAATTGAAGTTGACGGAAAGCTTTATTTGGAAAGTCCAGAAAAAGACGCTTGGGAGTTTTTAGAAGGTGATTACAAGGGTGAACAGTTATTTACTTGGGATGCCGCAATGAGGGAAACTAAGGGGGCTGGTAAGATTATTCCTAGCGATGAACAACTAACTGAAATTTTAGGAGATAAAGATAATCTTAAAAATATCACCTATCCCGGCTACCGCGGTACTAATGGTACGTTCGTCAATCTTGGCTCCCTCCAGGACTTTTGGTCGTCTACGCCTAGCGGCGGGTCTAGTGCTTGGGGTCGGTACTTGTTCTCCACCTACTCTGCCGTCAGCCGTAACGCCAATTCGCGTGCGCTCGGCTTTTCCGTGCGTTGTTTAAAGGACTTATTGGAAAATAAACATTAAATAATATGTTAAGAGCAATAAAATTACCGGGAAATAAAATATATACCGGGAAAACAATAGAGGAGTGTATTGATAACGCTAAAAACTTTGGATCGCCACCTATGGAATCAATCGCGGGATGGATTAACGAAGAAGGAACATTCGTGACTGAGAAACCATCAGAAACAATTATCGATGTAATAACCAATGCTTCAATTTACCGGAAGCTTAGAGAACTTCATCCGATGATGATGGCGAGCCTTGCTAAAATGTCACCAGAGGAACTAAGTTTATTTAATGGCAGGATGTTCGCAGAGAGACTGAGTTATGGTATTAGTTTTAAAAAAAGGCTAAAATCATTATGGGACAAGATAGTGAATTACAAAGTTAAATTATGAAAAAAAAGATAACAAAAAAAATTAAAAAAACTAAACCAATTGGACTAAATAATAAGGGGCAAGCCAAAGTAGCGGAAAGATTAGAATTTATAAGGTTTACCGCACTGCCTCGTGTTTTTAGGGAAAAAGAATGGGGATTCAATTTAGATGTTGATTTTGCCAAAAAATTTAATGTCAGGCCAGAAACATTGTGTGCATGGAAAAAAGACCCTGAATTCTGGGAATCAATAAGAGACACATTGAAACTATGGGGCAAAGACAGAATCCCTGACGTGCTCGCAGGAATGTATAAGAAGGCTATCAGTGAAGGAAATGCCACCGAGGTAAAGCTATGGCTCCAATACTTTGATGACTGGAAAGAGAAAAGTGATGTCAATATTCATTACGCTGCCATTAAGGATTTACAGGATGTCAATCGCCAGATATTTGAAGAAGCCAAAAAAAAGAGTACAATATAAATATGGAGTTTTGGCCGCGTTCGTTTAGTGGCTTAGGACTACCGATTTGTAATCGGCCAACATTGGTTCAAATCCAATACGCGGCTCAAATAGTGTTATTTCCTACGTTCTCGAGCGAGTTCTTTGTACAAATCTATAAATTCATAGGGATTGGAAGTTTATGTTCATCTCTCATTATCTCGTATGAGGTAATCTTTGCTGGCAGTTTTGAATTGTCGGCCTCTTCCCGGGGCTCGAGACCTGGGGAAATAACACTATAAATATAGTTCTTTATAATAAAAAGCGGGGGAGCAAGATTAAAAGAGCAATAGGCAAAAGCCTGAGTCTTTGTCTCCCCTGCTTTATTCTTAGAAAAAATGATAGAAGAAGTTTTATTCCCACAAATAGAAATAGACCCAAGTTTAATATCAGATAACGCGCTGGAGGACTTAGGGTCTATTTTAGATAAAGATGAGATAAAAAGATATATTGATAAAGAGAAAAAGGAAGCAAGAAATGATGAAATTTGGAAGTGGGCTAGGGGAAACTTTAAAAATGAAGATGAGACACCGTGGGAAATGAGCCCAGGAGAGCTTGCGATATATAAGACAGTGTTATTTAGAAAACATCCAAGGGTAGAAATAGTTAGCTCGACCCAGTATGGGAAGACGTTGACTGTCTCCAGGGCGCTTTTAACGAGAGTATGTGCCTACGCCGGAGACTGGATGCTCGTTGTTCCAGATATGAAAAGAGGACGGATTATTATAAACTATATGATTCGTGATACGGCCAATAACCAATATTTCTCCAATAAGTTAGCCGGCATTAACCTAAGTGAGAGTAATGTGCTATTGATGCGCTTGCTCGAAGAAAAGAGCAAAGTAAAGCTTACATACCAGGTAATGGAGCAGGATGGTATCCCGCGCTATGGGACAGTTGAGATTATAACCGCTGACGCCAGAAGGAAACAAAACGCGATATCAAGTATCATGGGATTTGGCGGTCGAAATATTATCCAGGAAGAAGCCAGCCTGGTAGATGATGATGTCGACTCTGGTATCTTCCGTATGATGGCTGGTAAGGGTGAGGATACATTTCTAGTCAAGATTGGAAATCCATTCTTTAGAAATCATTTTTTAACTACCTGGAAAGATAAGCGATATAAGAAGATATTTATAAACAATGCTATTGGTTTGGCTGAAGGAAGATATAACGAGGAGTTTTTAGAAGAAGCAATGAAAAAGCCAAACGCTGAAGTCCTCTATGATTGCAAATTCCCTAAGTCCGGATCAATAGACCAAAGCGGTTGGATGCAGTTATTAACCGACGAAGAAATAAAGCTGGCTATGACGCCCGGACCGCACTTCGGGGAGGAGAGAGAAGGGTGTGACCCGTCAGACGAAGGCACAGACCAATCCGTGATCGTAAAGAGAAGCCAGGGATTTGCCGAGATACTCTACCAGGAAGAAGGCGGAGATGCAATGCAGTTTGCCGGCCCGGTGGTTCTAAACTCCGAAATAATAAACAGCAAGAAGATTTACATCGATCGCGTAGGTGTGGGGGCAGCAACATTCCATAAAGTAGTTGAGATGAACCGGGTAACGTACCAGAACAAGCTGAAGGTGACTGGAGTAAATGCCGGCGAGACAACGAATGATAAGCAATTCTTCAACAAGCGCGCGGAAATGTATTGGCGACTAAGGCAATGGATAAAGAGCGGCGGGAGATTGTCAAAGAGCAATGCCTGGTACGAGCTGACAAAAATAAAGTATCAAGCTAATGAGAAAGGCCAGGTTAAAATAATGAGCAAGAAAGACATGCGGTCGCTCGGTATTCCGAGTCCAAACGTGGCCGATGCGCTATCGATGACGTTTTATGAACCTCCGACAGCCATAGCAATGACTGAAGATGAGAAGTTTTTCCTTAAAAAGATGAGTAAAAACAAAGAAAATAAGGGGTCTGGATACAATTTGCGTCCGATAGGAAGATAGACTCTTGTAAAGGGGGTAAGCGCTATGCTATAATTAGCTCAGATAACAAGCGTATGAAGAAAATAAACAATCAAATAGAAAAACAGCCAGAAAAAGAAGTAAGAAAGCCTTATAGTCCGAATAAAGAAGAAAAGGCAATAATTCTTCATACCTACAAAATGGTTGAAGAATTGGTTGATACCAGGGGAAAAACATATCCTGAGTTTAATAACCGCACTTTAGTCCAGTTTTTGGATGATAGCGATAAGCGTTTGAATGCCTACGTTACGCCGAAAGAATCATATAATCCGCCAAAGGAAGACTGGCAAGCAAACGCTCCGCTCCCGACAGTAAGAAATAAAACCAAGAAGATATTGGCTGGATATTCCCTCCAGGTACCGGACATGACGGCTGTCGCATACGGAGAAACTCAATTGGTAGATGCACAAAGGGGAGATATTGCAATGTGGCTTGTCAAAGGGTCATATCAACAGGAAGAAAACTCGGTTTTGGAGAATTTCTGGGAGTCCTGGGAATGCTTCCGGGCTGGCACAGTGATGAAGTATGAAGGATATTTGAAGACCAGATATAAGCAGAAGTTTATTACCAGTTACGATATAGTAACTGGAGAAATTGAATACGATGAAAAGGAAGTCGATGTTGATGACAAGTGCATCAGCTTTTTAATGCCAATCACGGAATTTTATCCCCGTGATTTTTCTATTTATGATGTCCAAGACCAGCCCGACTGTGCCTGGGTCAGATATATCGACAAGAAAACATTTGACTATGAATTAGGCCATTATAAGAATGCCGAATTTGTTCAGACTCAATCCGAATGGGGACAGGCCGATCCGGAAAGTTTTTATAACAAGGAAAAATGGACGTCGCGCACAGCCAAGGATAAGGTGGAAGTCGTGCGCTACTACGACAAGTATGCTGACGTTTATCGTATTATAGCTAACGGCGTATTGCTTTTAGATGCTCCATTACTATGGAAGATAAATGGGCGCAAGGTTTATCCATTTGCCAAGACAATTCTCGAGCCTTTTGTCACTAAGAACTTCTTTTACGGTAACAGTTTCGCTAACATAATGATGAGCCAGTACGATTTATACAATACGACCTTCAACACCATGAGTGATAAGCAGTTTAGAAGTATGGTCGGTGGTCTTTTGATTGGCGCTGCTAACAGAGACGCGTTTGAATTGGAAGACCAGATAGTAACCGGATCAACTAAGATTTATGTTGATGATATAAACCAGGTCAAACCAATGCAGTCGGAAGGAATAAATAACTCCGATGTAACGTTTTTAAAGATAATCGCTCAAGGAATAGATGACGCTGCCCCATCATTAACGGATATCATGGGCAATAAGCAAGCAACCGCCCGGGAAATAGTAATCGCCGAGGAAAAACTACGAGAAATGAAGGTTTTATATAACGAAATGATGGTAGACCTTTGGCGTCAGAAGTGTGCTCTTCGTTTGGCAAATATCCAGCTAAATTATCCGCAACCAAGAATGGTTGCCGAGAAGGATAAGAATGGGAAATTAAAAGAAACCAAAGTATATCGGACATTTGTGATAGAAAATGCTGTCCTTGATCAAGCGACAGGAGAAAACGGTATTCTGGCAGTCCAATTCCGTGACGTTAAGCCAAAAGACCGAAAGAAATTAGCTAATGAGATAGCAATTGAGGAAAAGATGATGAAGATGCAAGGGATAAACTATAAAAAGCTTATTGTTCCGACTGATTACTTTGATAATTATCGAATCCAGATTGAAATAATGGCAAGTAGCGTCCTAAAATCAAGCCAAGCTGGGTTGCAATCAGCTTTCTTGGAAAAGATAGACATTGTGTCAAAGTTATTCCCGCAGATATTTGTGATGAACCAAAGGGAATACTTTATAGAATATGCTAGGGCATTTGGTGATAATCCGACAAAATATCTTCAAAAACTTGACCAATTGGAAGCCCAAGCGAAAGAAGAACAGCAAATGGCAGCAGAACAGGCGCCAGAAGGCCAGAAACAGGCCGCAGAAGCGCCCCAGAGCCAAGGTGCGGCTGGTGGAGCTCCAGCGCCAGCTAACGTCGCTACAGCGCCAATTAAGCAATAAAACATATGTACAACATTGAAGCATCAAGAAAAAAAGAAGCAGCCGAAGCTAAGGCCAAACAATTAGAACGCCATATGGATTCGATGTGCGAATATGAACCGTATATTTATCTCCCTAATTTTCGAATAGAGAAAAAGGATATGCCAGAGGTGGCAAAGTGGAAGGTCGGGGATGAATATGAGATTAAAATAAAGGTTCGAATGACAAGTTACGAAGAACACAAGAGTCTAAGGCAAGAAGACAGCCGCGCTCATGCCGAATTTGATATAATTGGCATCGAGCCGGAAGAAGAAAAGAAATTAAGTTAATGAATATGATAAGACGACTTTTAATCAATATTTTATTCAGACTGATGGATAGAAAAATATCCTACATGGATATTGATGATAAGAAGATTCAGGATTGGTTATCGCGCACCTGTAATGATATGGGGTGGAGGGAATATTTCCGAAAGCGCGACTTAACATTACTTAAAACCATGGCCGTTGGTGTAAATAGGGAACAGTATTTGCTTTTGGTAGGACAAAGAGCAGAACTGCTAAACCTATTAGGAAAGGTCGATCACGCCAATAAAGTGGAATTAAAGAAAAAGGCCGAGCTTCAAAGGCAGGCCGAAATAAATAAAAAACTTAAAAATTAAACGATTATGTCAAAGCAATTAAAACTTAAAAATTATTTCTTTATCAACAATGTTCAGCAACAGGTCGTCTCTATTCAAGAATGGTTGACTAGGCTTAACCTCCACGGTTCAGATTCTCGTAATCGTACCAGGTTCGTTAAGCTATTGGTTGACAGGATTACGGAGATTGATAAAGAACGATTAGAAATGTTAAGAAACTTTGCTGATAAAAAGACAGTCGAAGAAAAAGACAAGGAAACCGGAAAGATGAAGAAAGTCGAAAAAGTAATCTTCCTGGTTAACGAAAAAGACGAAAACGGTCGCTTTATTTTTGACCCTAAGACTAACAAGCCAAAAGTCAAAAGAGAAACATTAGAAGAAAAGGAAGGCGACGTCTATAAAATTTCTGACGAAAGCAACAAAAAGTTTGAAGAAGAATGGAAGAAATATCTCGAGGAAGAACTTATCCTTGACGTCACTCCGGCAACAAACGAAACTATCTATGGCGCAAGAGACATCATCCTCAAGACCACGCAGGAATTTTCCGGCAGAATGGGAGTCCTGTACGATGAATGGTGCACTGCTTTTGAAAATATCAGTGATTCGAAGAAGGCAGGAAAGAAAGAAGGAGAAGAACCTAAGGAGCTAAAGGAATAGCTATTTAACAGCCCACAAAAAAGACGGAACATTATTGAGAGCCGAGAGGCCCTCATGGTGAAACCTTTAGCTCCGTCTTTGAAGGAAGTATCCGTGGGTGGCTCTCAGACCTCAAAAATCTGAGCAAACTTTGGCATCTTGGGGCGACTTTCCCAAGTTCAAATAACTAAGTTTAATAAATATGCCAGAAGAAAAATCATTGAGTTTAAATGGCGGGGAGGAGAAAACCCCGTCCGGAAATGCTCAGCCGGGAAACAATGCTCAGGAGTCAGTATCTGATGACGACATCGAAAAAGAAATTGACACTATCTTGTCTGGTAGTGACGATGACGACGATGACGACGATGATGATGACACCATAGTTCTTCCTAAGAAACAGGTAGAGAAGCTAAAAGCGAATCTTCAAAATTACAAAGAAGGATTGCTGTCCGTTAAGGACAAATTAAAGCATTCCTCAAAAGGCAAACAAGCTGGTAGTGATGATTCGAAAAAAGCTGAAAAAAAACCTGCTACCGATGATGACAACACTCCCATAACTAAAGCGGACATCCGCAAAGGTTATGAAAAAGAAGCCATCAACAAAGCATGCGAAGACGAGGAGATAAATGATAATTGGACAGAAATTATTAAATTCTATACTCCCCGCCACGGTAAGGATTCCGTAGAAGCCCAGTTAAAAAATATCCTGGAAGCTAAATACCTCTGGGAAAAAGACCGGGATGAAGCAGGATCTAAAAAGGATGATAAAGCAGGAGATGACAAAAAGTCTGCTGCTGAACTCGCCGCCGAAAAAGCAAAGCAGGCAGGAACTGGTTCGGGAGGAAAGACAAAGGAGTCGAAGCATGTGCTTCCAACGAAAACTCCAATAAAAGATTGGTATCCAAAAAAGGATGCCTAAGAGTCGAAATCTTTTACTTAAAAAACAAATCACAAAAGTCATATGTTTACACCACAAAGATACGATGAAGGCCGATTAACTCGCCAACCGCTTGCCATTAGCCAGACTGTAGTCAAAGGCGATGGTTTAAAGTGGAGCGGTGGTTATTTGACTGTCATTGAAACCGGATCATATCAAGATTGCCGGTATGTAGCCTTAGAGGACGTCACAACTGACGGCTCTTCTCATACCGAATGTTTGGTATGCCCGACTGATGAAGATATCGAATTCATCGCTGACTGCGATGGCGTTGTCTCTGTCGTTGATCGTGGCACTTATGCGGATATCGCGACCAAGTCCACTATCAATCCGGATGCTTCGACATACAATGACTTTTATATCACAGACATAGTCGGTGCGGCCGAAACCTCTACACAGGTTCTTGGTCACTTTACCCGAACTATTGCCTAATTATAAAAGCATATGCCTATCTTAGTATCAGATTTTCTAAGTTTGACTGATGATTTGCAAGGGATCTTCAATGAGGTTGCCTCTACCAAGGTATCAGAAAACGTTGGTTTTTCTGTTTTCAATGTCTTTGACACTGAGCGCAGAACTTTTGACCACTTAGTTTTACATGGTATCGCTGGTATCAAGAGAGTAACTCCTGGACAGGATTTACCGAAAGTCTCCGGTGCGGAAGGCGATTCGGTAACCTGGACTCAGGAATACTTCGGCGCTATTGCCGCGGTGACCAAAGAAATGCGTAAGTTTGATTTACACAATCAGATTGACGGCATCGTTCGGTCTATCTCTGAAGACGCATTTGATAAGGTTGACCAGTCTCTGGCCGATGTCCTTATCCACGGTTGGTCGACATCGTTTACCGATGTCTACGGAACCGTTGTCTCATCTGTTGGTCCTGACGGCTTAGCGTTATTTAGCGCTGCTCATACCAATCCGATTACCTCCAGACAATATAGCAATATAATTTCTGACGGTACGGATACTAACGCTCCTTTGTCAAGACAAGCGATTGTCTACATGAGAGCTCAAGGTTTGAAGCATAAGGATCCGAATAACTTAGTTCGCCCAATCAACTATGATACTCTTATCATAGGTCCAGATTTGGCGGATGAAGCAGATCGGCTCATTAATTCCCAGTATTTACCGGGAAGCGCTAATAACGACAAAAATCCATTATACGGCAAGGTAAAGATTGTCGTTTGGCCTCGTTTAGCGACGGGTGCTGACGGCACTGATGCCACCGGATATTGGTTCATGGCCGACTCCAAGGGTCTAAATGAAACTCTCCAGTGCTTATTCTCCGAACGTCCTTCATTGGATGCTCCGGATCAGGTTTATACCAATAAAAACTGGGAGTATTCCTTAGACTTCTTCTATGCCATCGGTATTGGCTACCAAGCCTACGTCGCCGGCAGTAAGGGAGACAAATCCTAAGCAAACAAATCCAAAATAAAATTGGTCGGCTCCGAGGGGCGAGCCGTAATCGCCCCTCAAAAAGGTTAAATAAAAACTCAGCTTATATGTCAACAAATTTAGACTGGTCAAAATTAGTGGCCAAAAATAGGGTTAAAGCTCCCGGGATGCAATGGAGTCAAGAAGAACTAGACGCAATCAAACGCGGCGTATCTCCTGACGATGTTCGTGCTGGTCTATTTGAAATTCCAGAAGACGTCCCTGGTGCTCCTAAAAAAGTAGAGCGAATGAACAAGGCGGAATTGGTTGAAAAGGCAAAAGAGTTGGGGATCAAGTTTGATGAGAAGTTTGCCGTAAGGTCAGACCTCATCTTAGAGATCAAAAAGGCGGAGAAGAAAGCTAAACTCGACGCTAAGATAGCGGAGAAGAAAGCTTCTAAATAAACCGAAATCGCCTTGCCTCTTTTCTCCGAGTCAAGGAATGCCGGGACATGAGAAACCAACTTCTTAAGTTGAGAAAAGATAACTCAACAAAGGGCGAAAGACGAGTTGCGGAGATCCTCAAAAAGCATAAGATAAAATTTAAGGCTAAATGGATAATCGGGAAATATGAAGTCGACTTCTTAGTCGGTAAAATGATTATAGAATTAGACGGAAACGTTCACGATAATACCAATACGGCCAGAGATATATTTTTTGCCTCGCAGGGATATCTACCAATTCACATCATCACCTCTCGCCAAAGGACGGAAGCAGTTGAGAATGATTTATTAACGATGATTAAATCAAACTCATATGGCAAAGGAAACTGACAATTTCATCAAGTCATCCTTCGGGTGGTTGGAAATGGTCAACTACACTGCCAATCCGACAGACGTAAACACGGATAGACGCGGTCTCGCTTTTATTAACGGATCGCTGAAGTATTACAACGGGTCAACGTTCGTCGCGATTAGCGGAAGTGGTGGCATTTCAACCTGGGATGAACTTTATGATGCAGATAAGACATTGACGATTGATGACACGACCCTGACCTTCCAAGTAACTAAGGCTGGAATTAACGGCCTCACATTAGCAGGCAACGCTACCGCAAGCGGTGCCATTTTGGCATTTAGTAACTCTGGATCAGGCGTCGATATTTTAGGAACCAGCTCAAC